CGCAGAACCATTTGTGTCTAGCCAACAGTAAACATGGCCCTTCAAAAGGCCGTGTCTTCTGTCTTGGAGCGCATTCTGCGGGATAGACTAGGTCTTGACCTAGCTGTCCAACAGGTTGTGAACCAACAGATGGCTCGAACAGGATCGATCAATGGGCGATTTTTTACCCTTGATTTATCTTCAGCTAGTGACTCCTTATCGTTGAAGTTGATGGAGGACCTCCTCCCACCAGAACTCTGGTGGTGGGTTACCCACCTTCGATCGAAGACGACCATCCTCCCAGATGGGGAGGAGCGGGAGCTCCACATGCTATCTACCATGGGGAACGGATACACCTTCTCCTTGGAGACGATGGTCTTCTGCGCAATCGTACTAGGTTGTTACCGTGTCTTGAACATCCCGTTCAGGCGCTGTGACGATCCTCAGCGAAACTTCGCAGTGTTCGGCGATGATATCATCGCTGTTTCTCAGTCGCACTGGTTAATCACCAGTCTTCTGGATTTCTGCGGTTTTACTGTAAATAGTATGAAGTCGTTTTGTCAAGGCGACTTCCGCGAGTCCTGCGGGGGTGACTACCTCCGTGGCTTCCTTGTTCGTCCGGTATTTTGCCGGTGCTTGAGGAGTAGACAGGACAGGTGCTCTTTGGTTAACCAACTGAACCGTTGGTCAGCGGTCTCCGGTATCTACTTACCCGCAACGTGCGGATACCTGTTGGAGCACACACGGTACCTACCGTATGTGCCACCTTGGGAATCCGACACTGCAGGCCTGCAGATGCCGCTCCGCCTCGCCCGTGGTTCAGACATCGCTTATTCTCGCCGTCGGTACCAGTACGTCTACTCGCGCTATGCGCCAGTGGCTTCGTGCTGGGACCTATTCGAGCTGAGCGATGGTGGGGATCGAGTTACCTTCAAGGAGTTTGCCCCGAAGGGGCATGCCAAGGGGAGGAGGAAGAAATCCCTTCTTCTCAACTCCGAGGGTGTACTCTTTTCTGTCCTTAAGAGCACCATTAGGGACGGGAG